GCTATAAATTGGATCGAAACAAAAACGAATGATATTAACAAGTAAGCAGACCAAAGCACTTAATTATTTAGAGGACCAAACAACAAACGAGATAATTTTTGGCGGGGGTGCCGGTGGTGGTAAGTCAGCACTTGGTTGTTATTGGATAATAAAGAACTGCCTAAGATATAAAGGCAGCCGGTGGTTAATTGGTCGCGCTGTCTTAAAGACTTTAAAAGATACTACCTTGAATAGTTTCTACGATATTTGCAAGTTGCAAGGGCTAAGGTCCGGCGTACATTATAAATACAACGCTCAAAGTAATATAATAACTTTTACTAACGGGTCAGCTATTTATTTAAAGGATCTATTCCTTTACCCCTCAGATCCTAACTTCGACGAATTAGGAAGTTTGGAGATATCTGGCGCTTTTATAGATGAGTGCAACCAAGTAACTGAAAAGGCTTTTAATATAGTAAAGTCCCGAATAAGATACAAACTTGATCTGTTTAATATAATACCAAAGATATTAGGCACTTGCAACCCGTCAAAGGGGTTTATTTATAATAACTTTTATAAGCCGGCTAAGGAGCTAAAATTGCCTAATAACAAGGCATTTATACAAGCGCTTGCAACCGATAACCAAAATATATCTTTGCACTATATTGAAAGTCTAAAAACCTTAGATAACTTTAGCAAAGAGCGTTTATTATACGGCAATTGGGAATACGACGATAGTAAAAATAATTTAATAGATTACAATAAGATAGTAGAGATATACTCAAATGAATTGCCGGAAGGTAAACAATATATTAGCGCGGATATTGCAAGATATGGCAAAGATAAAACAATAGTTATGTTATGGTCCGGTCTGACAGTTACTGAAATTCACAAGCTATCAAAGAAGTCTACAACAGAAGTAGCTGAGTTTATAAAGTCTTTAGCGGCTGCAAAGGGAATTCACCATAATAATATTATAATCGACGAGGATGGAATTGGCGGAGGCACAGTGGACCAGATAAAAGGATGCAAAGGGTTTCTTAACGGAAGCAAAGCTATTAAAGGAAACTATATTAACTTAAAGAGTGAATGCTATTATAGATTAGCTGAATTAATCAATAAGAATCAAATAGCAGTTAAAACAGAGGATGTGGATATAAAAAAGCAATTAACTGAGGAACTTGAGTGGGTACACAGACATAACGCGGATAAAGACGGAAAGTTAGCAATATTACCAAAAGAAAAAGTAAAAGAACATTTAGGAAGGTCACCGGATATATCCGACGCATTAATGATGCGAATCTATTTTGAGTTAAAGCCTTTTGATTTTGTAGTGGAATAATAGTAAATTTGTAAAAATATAAGTATATGAATCTAATCCAAAGAATTAAGGCTGCAATACTGCCTACTCAATCCGATCCTGGAAATAAATATAATCAATCACTATTTTCTTATTTTAACGGCATATTCTTTAGTATACCTAATAATCCGCGCGCTTATGTAGCTAACGGCTATCAAGGCAATCCGGATGTATTTGCTATTATAAATATGATTGCAAAGAAGGCAGCAAGTGTTCCTTTTTATGTTTATGTAGTAAGTAATAAAAAGAGTTTTAACAGAGTAAAGAATAACCCTGTAAACTTATTAAAAAAGGGATTAGACGAAGTAGAGGGAACAGATTTAAATAGATTGATTGCAAGACCAAACGAAATGCAAAGCCAGCAAGAGTATATTGAGGCTTTGGTGTCATTCTTAGAAATTACCGGTAATGCTTATTCTTATAAGTTTATGCCACAAGTAGGTAGAAACAAAGGTGTGCCAACTAAGCTTTACCCTTTACCATCACAATTTACACAAATTATAGGAAGTGGAACTTTTGAGCCAATTAGTGCTTATAAATTACAAATAGGAAACCAAGAAATTGAGTTTAAGTATGAAGAAGTAAACCATATTAAGTTCTTTAATCCTGATTATAATGTTAGTGGTAATCAGCTTTACGGAATGAGTCCGCTTATGGCTGCTTGGGAAACTGTTTCAAGTTCTAACGAAGGCACAAGGGCAAAGGCTAAAGCATTTATTAACGGTGGTGCTGCAGGTCTTTTGTTTAGTGGGGATAAAGACGCTATGTTAGATGGCGAGCAAATAAGTAAGATTAACCAACAAATTGATTCAAAGCTAACAGGTGCAGACAATTATAAGAGAATTGTAGCTACAAACGGAATTGTGGATTATAAGCAAATAGGAATGTCTCCTGCGGATTTAGAGATTATTAAATCAATCGGAGCAGATAGAGATACTTTATGCAGAGTTTTTGGAGTAGACCCTATTTTATTTGCTACGGATTCAAGTTCTTATAATAATAAGGAATTAGCTTACAAAGGATTAGTAACTAATACAGTTATTCCTATTCTTAACTTAATTAGGGCTATGTTTAACGAAGTAGCACTTTATTACTCACTAAGGGATGGAGTAGAGTATTATATTGATTATGACGCTCAAGCATTCCCTGAAATGCAAAAAGATATGGAAAAGATTGTAACACAGATGAAAGAGTCTTGGTGGATTACTCCAAACGAAAAAAGGGATGCTATGAACTACGATAGATTGAATGAGGCGGATATGGATAGAGTTTTAGTTCCTACTAACTTAACTTATATGGACGAAATAGGGATGACACCTGGAGTATGACAGAACAAGAAAAAAACGAAGAACTAAGAGCGTATATTGAATTATGGGGATATAGAAGATTTAGAAAGGCTTTGGATCAAAGTATTCAGCCTTTATTAAATTCCCTTAAAGAAAGTAATTCAATTGGCTTTACTTATGCTTTACAGGCTTTACTTTATAATTCTCAACCCGTAGACGAAAGTGTAAGGGAGTTTTATGAGTTTGCTTGGTATCAACAAAGTGATTCTTTTGTCAATTGGGCAAACACTACTTATAATGCAGGCTTAGAAAAGAATAATCCTTATATGAAAAGAATGCTAAGTGAGTATTATAGCACAATAGGCATTCAGCACAGTAAAATAATTAACGATACTTCAAGAAGAAGAATAGACGAAGCATTTAAGGCGGCTTTTGCTAATGACGAAAGTGTAACTGATTTTGAAAAAAGATTAGTTAACGAAGTTCAAATGAACAAGTCAAGAGCAAGAATAATCTCAAGAACTGAAAGTGTAATGCTTTTAAATAAAGTAATGATTGAGAATGCTCAACTATTACCTTTTCAAGTAAATAAGATTTGGATTCACGATCACCCTAATGTTCCAAGAAATTGGCACTTAGCTTTAAACAATACTAAGAAACCTTTATTAGTTCCTTTTGATGTTTTAGGGATTCCGATGCAGTATCCCGGTGATCCGATTGGTGGACCTGAGAATAATATAGGATGTAAATGTAGTATGGTAATAGTGCCAAGAAAAGATGAAGATGGTAATTTAATTTATTCATAATTGCTAAAAAAGTTAGTATCTTTGTATATCATAGTTTGGTGTTTTGGTTTTAGGGTGGGTAGGTAACTACTCACTCTTTTTTAAACACTATAAAATAATTCGCTTATGAAGAATATAAGTTTCAAAAATTACGACGCTACTATTAAAGACCTTGATGTAGCAACAGGTGTAGTTACAGGTTATTTCTCTCAATTCAATTCTATTGACTTAGATGGAGATGTTATAATGCCAGGTGCATTTACTAAGACAATCGCTGAAAGAGGACCAGATTCATCAAAGCCAGAAATTGCCTATTTATGGCAACACGACACAACAAAGCCTTTAGGAAAACTTTTAGTATTAAGAGAAGATAACTTTGGTTTGTACTTTGAAGCTAAAATGAGCGATACTACTTGGGGCGAAGATGCTTTAAAACTATATAGAGATGGCGTAATAACCCAACACTCTATTGGTTACCAGGTAATAAAATCGGTAGAAACCCAAACGGATATGGAAGTTGAAGTTGAGCAAATCTACGAGGTTAAACTTTGGGAAGGTTCTGCGGTTACTTTTGGAGCAAATCCAAACACACCTTTTACTGGCTTTAAGTCTTTAGAAGAAAGAGAAGACCGAATTAAGACTTTAGTAAAAGCTATCAAAAATGGTAGTTATACTGATGAAACATTCGGGCTTATTGAATTTGAATTATTAAAACTTGTTTCACT